AACAAAAGGCTGAACGTGAGCGGGATGAATATCAACAGAAGCTTGCTCAAATGGAAGCAGCTCAAAAGCCACAAGAGCGCTCAAGAAACAATGATGATCTTGCTGAATGGGGCGACATTCAAAAGGTGAAGCAAGAATTGGATTCTAAACTCCAAGAAATCAAGCTGCGCACCGATCATCCAGATATCTATAATGTTGTCTCACAGGACAATATTGATAAGCTCCGTGCAGAAGATCCTGAGTTGGCTCAAATGATTTATGATACTCAGTTCCAAGATCCTGCTAAGGCTATGAAAATGGCCTACAAATACATCAAGAAGATGGGCATTCAGCAGCCAGCAAAAGATTACTCAAAAGAGAACGATCTTATTGAGTCTAATCAGGCTAAGCCAAAATCATCAGCTTCAGCCACTCGCGCAACGCCATTATCTCAAGCAAATGAATATATGGCCACAAGCTATAAAGAGAAGGAAGCGCACAATAGACGTGTATTCCTTGAGATGCAAGAAGCTGCTGCAAATAAATATTAATCAGTTACAATATTCCCCTGATGTGTTGCGATTGCTAAGTCGCGATCATTAAAGCAGATAAGCAAACTCCCAGTGGTTTTTAGAATGTGCTTCCCCACTGGGAGTTTGCTTTTAGAATGTATATAATAGATTTGTGCCGTGTAGCTGAGAAATAAGTCTTGGGTTGATCGCCAAGTATGTAGCGCCGAGAGGAATACCTTGGGGCACGCAAGGTGTAAGTCCTTGCCACGGCACAGTTTGCTTTTTTTAGCTCTTCTTACTATATCTATAGATGCGTTACGGAGAGTCGCATCCTCCAGTCATATCAGCGTAATCGAGACTCGCTATCTCATAGCGTACAGTCAGGCTTCGCAAGCCATTAAAAATCCTTTCCACAAAATTCCTTCAAAGGAATACGATGGCAATAACAACGTCATCAGTGTTACCTGCTCCAGTTCAACAGTCGTTCGATGAACGTCTTTTAGCTGTACCAGTACCTGATTTCATTCATAAATTTGCCGCTATGAAGAAAAGAATGCCCCGTAATGGTGGTACAACTCTTCGTATGCGACGTTATAATCCATTGAACAGTGCTCTTGTTCCACTTGGTCCTTCAGGACAAAATCCCCCAGCGCAAGTATTAACTGCGGTTGATATTGATGCGAAGATGGATTTCTACGGTTAAATAAGTGCCGTAGCATTGAATTGCAAATGACTTACGTAGCAATTCAAGAGCAGGTTTTAAAATGTGTTCTTTGACATTCTTGGTTTTCGCAGTGCTTGGCCTGCTTTAAACCCGTTCTGAATAACGAGAATCCCTAAACATGTGTTATGCTAGAGTGGTACTTATATTACTCAAAGGAAAATACATGCATGGCAACTCGAGGGAAGATTTATTTTATCTAGCAGGACTATTTGATGGAGAAGGTTCAATTATGATTGTGAGGAACGAAGCGGCTTCATTCATGAAGAACAGAATCTATCCTCATTATGGTGTGGTTATACGAATTGGAATGATTGACGAAAGAAGTATCTCTCTTTTTAAAGAAGTACTTGGTTACGGATCAGTCTACAAAGAAAAATCTTACCATCATAAAAGACCAATGTGGCGATGGACTTGTCGCCGCAATAATGAAGTCAAAAAGTTTCTACAAGATTTAGGTCCATTTTTGCGTTACAAATATCCACAGGTTGTGAATGCTGAATCATTTATAGAAAGATGCTCTGGAGCCTTAGGCAAACGAATTACTCCTGAAATGAATGAATTGCAACATAAGTTCTATATTTCTCATCGCGCATTAAATGGTATTGAATCACCCGCAACGACTGAGCGAACGGGGCAACGTGGAAGATCGAAAGGTCTTCGGTTGCAAGCAACAGTCTGATCTTATTCGAAAGTTTAAGAGGAGAACCCGAAGAGGCATATCCCGCCAAATAGAAAACATTTGGTCAAAAAAAGTAACAGAATAATGCACATTGCAAAACCAAGATCCAGTTTTGAACGAAGCTGCGATCCGTTTGGGCGTGTCTCTACGTCAAACAGAAGATGAACTTACCCGCAACATGCTTGCAGGTACTGCGTCATTCATCAACTGTGTTGGTGGAGTAAACGGTGATAACCCAACGGAAATCACTCGTTCTGACGTGGATGGTGTTGTTCGCGCATTGAAAAATAACAATGCAAAAACAATGATCCACATGATCGAAGGTGAAGATAAGTTCGGTACAGCTCCTGTACGCGATGCATACTTTGCACTTGCGTCTACACAGCTTATTGGGAACTTGGATAACGTATCTGGATTCACCCATAAATCTCAGTATCCGTCATCTACAGGGCTTCAATACTCTGAGTGGGGCGTTATTGCCAACTTGCGCTTCTTCCTAAGCTCTATCGGTTCAGTTTCACCTAATGCGTCTATGCTTGCTGCGAATGTGTATAACATATTCTGCGTAGGCCTCGAAGCATATGCGTGCATCGAACAAGATGGATACAGTGCTAACTTTATCTATAGACCTCCAGCGGTTGCCGGTGGCCCTCTTGGACTTTTTGCTACAGCAGGTTATAAATTTGCTGAAGTTCCAAGGATCACTAACGACCTATGGGTGTTAAACCTTCGTTGCACATTAGCTTAAAGGAGCATACGAAATGGCTTTAACAACTATCACGCAGGGCCGGTTTACCTCTAATGGAACTGCTACTACCATCCAAATGGAATCCGGCATTGATTGGATGAAGGTATACAACTACACAGTAGCTGCTGCTTCGCAAACTACAGCTGTTGGTGTGGAATATTACTGGCAGCGTGGCTTTCCTAGTGGCTACGGGTGGGAATATAAGAAATCGAATGCAGCAAACGCCGCAAACCTTTCTGCTATTATCACTACTAATGGCTTTACATACGTAGATACATCAGTTGAAAGCGCTCGTTTGGGCGTATTGCATACTGACGTCACTGCAGTATCTAATGCAACTATTCCTGTAGTTACTGAAACTGCAACGAATGGCCTATCAGCAGGTAATGTTGTTCGTTTGACTAACATTGCTGGCGCACAACAATTGAGCGGAATGGACTTTACTGTTGGGTATAACACCTTAACAAGTAACACATTCTCTCTTGATTACATGGCCCAAATCGTTGCTGGTACTACTGGTAACTGGGAAGTGGTTAACTGGCAATCAATGTACTACCCACGCCATCGTCGCATCACTAAAATCACGCAAGCTACTCAAGCTGTGGTGACTTTGAGTGTGACTCATGGTTATAAAGTAGGCCAAGCAATTCGTTTCAATGTTCCTGCCGCATTCGGCATGACTCAAATGGACGGATTGGTGGGTAACATCGTTGCAATCGATACTACAACCACAACTGGTAACACTGTCACGGTTGATATTGATTCAAGCGCATTCACAGCGTTTACGTTCCCACTAACTGCTGCTGTTCCATTCTCACCGGCTCTAACGATTCCGGTTGGTATGGATACCGCGTTGGCATTAGCTGATAGCGTGGACATTCTATCTGATGCGACTTACAACACAGCATATACAGGCATGATTTTGGGAGCTGGCGCTAATGGCCCTGCTGGTCAAAATAATGATGTTATTTACTGGGTTGCGGGTAGTTCATTTAGTGTGAACAATCTGTAATTAGATTAGCAGGTGGGCGGCTTACCCTTGTTTGCCGCTCGCCTGTGCATATAAAGGGTAAAAAAATGGAAAATTACGAAATCGATCCAAATAACATGGTGATGAAGCCAGCTGAAGCTAAAACAGTTGACCAGATCCGTCGCAAACCAGGACCTGCTAAGGGCACTCCTGCACCGCGTAGAGTGATTGATGATGCTCCGCAGGCGCCTACTAAGCCAAATCTCAAATACCAGCGCGATAAAATGCGCGAGAAGGTAAAGGGCATCTTCAAGTTTGACGAAGCGCCTGGTCAGACTTTGAGCTTTATGTATAGAGAGTTCAGAGAGGATCCAATTGAACGATATGATCTTAAAGATGGTTCTGTTTGTACTCTGCCTCTTGGCGTGGCTAAGCATATCAATAAGAATATGTGGTATCCCGTGCATGAGCACACGCAGGATGAATATGGAGCTCCTTCATTTCGAGTAGGTCATCGCATTCAACGCGCAAGCTTCCAAAGTCTTGAGTTTGTTGATATCGAAGACTTCGAACCTACAGCTAAATCTGGATTGGTGACTGTAGAAAGGATCTAACATGGTTTATGGCTATGCCGGACCGTATTTGTACCCCACTTATAGACCGTCTGTAACCTTGATTGCGGCTATAACAAATGCGGAAACTGCCCAAATAACGACAACCTTCGCTCACAACTATCAGCCGTTACTTGTGGTGCGCATATTAGTGCAAGATCGCGAGTTCGGCATGCCACAAATCAATCAGCAAGTAGGCACCATTTTGACTGTCATCGATACGTTGAATTTCACTATAGACATAAACACCTCGACCTATGATGCATTTGTGTATCCTGTGAGCCTTAATCATTTCACGAATGCATATCCGTCAGTGGTTCCCGTTGGAGAAGATAACTCAACTTTGTATCAGGCTCTTCATAATGTTTTGTAAATTCATGGGACATGTTATAGTGGCCTTGCCGCTGGAGGATAGCCAAGTGGTAAGGCACCGAGCTAGTTCTCGACATGCGGAGGTTCGATTCCTTCTCCTTCAGCGGGTTAGATGTTTTTTAGGAGTGAATAATGGCTACATCGACTCTTTTAGATATAGAAAATAAAGTTAGAAAATTAACGCGTTCTCCCTCTGAGAACCAGCTGGCTACAGCAACAATCTATGACTACGTTAATACGTTTCTAATTTACGATGTTCCAGAAGAGTTACGGCTCTTTAATGTGCACTCCACATTCAATTTAGTGCTTGAGCCTTATGTGGCTACGTACGATCTAAAAACTATGCTCGTACCACCAGAACTCAATCAGCAGCCTGGTGAAACGTTAGCCAACTACTTGGTGACCATCAATCAACCATTTTATGTTGATGGGTACAAAGCTTACTACTCGCAATCGCCTGATGAGTTCTATAATATTTATCCAAAAACACAGACCTATATGCCTATGGGTTATGGTGATGGTGTTACCACCGCTTTTACTTTTACCATCCCCAATGGAAACCCAATCAATCCTCAAGTGTTTCCAAACCCAATGCTTTTGCCTAATGATGTACAAGTTACTTCCATTGATGCAAATAATAGTGGCATATATCTTAGTGACACATACAGTGTTCAATCAAATGCCGCCGGTGTATTTACCGGACAAGGGACAGGGACCGTCAACTATGTCACTCAAACTGTTAGTGTTAATTTTACTGTTGCTCCTGGTCCTGGCCAACCCGTAAACGTTCATTACATCCAGGTGACACCAAGCAGGCCCGCAGGCGTTCTTTATTATGAGAACACCATTACCGTCCGGCCAGTTCCGAATCAGTGTTATACGTTGAATTTTGAGTACTACAGGCAGCCAACGCAGCTTCTTAACTCGGCTGATATTCCTGAGCTGAAGCAATGGTGGCAATATATTGCATATGGCGCGGCTAAAAAGGTCTTTGAAGATAGGATGGATCTAGAAAGTGTTCAGCAAATTATGCCTGAGTTTAATAAACAGGAACGAATGGTTTTGCGACGAACGCTCGTTCTTCTTTCAAATCAACGCACTTCTACGATATATTCGCAGCAGGCGGGGTTGAGTGCGGCGTTTAACAACTTTTATAATGGATTCTAATCATGCCAGCATTATCCTACTACAATAATATTCCCACTGCGACGCAGCTTCTGCGCGATTCACAACCTTTGATGCTCGCTAATTTTGCTTCTATTATGACGCTTATAGATCAGAACCACGTTGATTTTGCTGATCCAAATAATGCAGGAATGCACAATCTCCTGCAAATGGTCCCTCAATCGAATGCCTTAGCTAATCAACCAACTGCTCCAACGGGCGGCATGGTTTTGTATAATGCCATTCCTAATGTTGCAGCTGATGCTAACTTTCCGGTAACACTTACAAATTCAGAACTCAATTTGGTTCGCCAAGGCTCAGCAGCGGTATTGCCTATCACGGCATCCATATTGAATGGCAGTAGTCCAACAGTATTTCAACCAGGATGGACGTATTTGCCATCAGGCATATTGCTCAAATGGTCTGCGAATGTTACCGCTACAGGACAGCAAACAATTACATTCCCCACTGGTGCGGATATTCCTGTATTTGGCACATGCTTAACAGTGCTTGTTTCTATTGCTGAAGGAACGCCCGGTACTGATCTGAATCATGCCATTCGAGTGACTGGAGTTAATCCTACAAACTTTGCTGTGTATGCATCAGGTAGAACTGTAACCGGTCCTGCAACGGTCGTGTTTACGTATCTTGCTATAGGATACTAATATGCCATCACAACGCTTTCTCATTGCTCCACTTCAAGGTGGTTTCGTTAGCAACGTTCGTCCTTGGTTAATCCCTGAGGATGCCTTTGAGCAATTGAATAATATGTACGTTTTTCGTGGACGTATTAGAAAGCGTTTTGGCTCTAAATTAATGGTAGATCAAAATTCTACCGGCACGATTGCACAGCTTGATTCTCGATTGCGAGTGCAGGTGGGAACACTTGGGGCTCCCGTGAGCCCAGTTCCAACAGCTGTTGGCGCTATAGGACAGATGTTCTCTGCTGGTGATGTGATGTTTACCGTGTGGCAAGTGACCGGCGATATGCTTGTGGCTAATGGATCTGCAACCACAAAGACATTTGATACCACAACAGGCGTCTTTGTTATCAATGGCGTTCTCGATTCTGGAGGAACTCCTCTTGGCGCAGGCACTGCTATTTTTTGGTATCCCGCATTGCCTGTTATGGGTATTACAGAGAATGACACTAATATCATCAATGCGCAGCCTACGTATGCCTTTGATACGCGTTTTGCCTATACCTATTTGAATGGTGGATGGTCTAGAATGACAGGCGGAGATGATATTTGGAAGGGCGGCGATGACAATTATTTCTGGAACTCAGTATGGTATCCAGTACTCAATACCTACAAAGTTCTTTTTGCCACAAATTTCTATTTTACTGGCACAGCGGCTACTTCTGATGCTATGCGCTACTGGGATGGGAACTTATTACAATGGGTAGACTATACACCAAACTATTTGCCAGATAGTGCGGGCACAAGTTTTAAGCTTTTTACTGCTCGAATAGTCCTTGGGTTTCAGAATAGACTTGTATGGATGAATGTCGTTAAAAATGTGACCGATGCTTTAGGTACATCAACTTTAACGCAATTCAGTAACGAAATTTGGTTCTCTGTGTACAACGATGGTCTCACTCCAGGGACTTCGTTTAACCATCCAAATAATGCCAATCTCTTAATTCTTCCTACTTCTGAACAGATTATATCTGCTCAACTTTTGAAGAATAGATGCATTATCTTTTGTGAGCGTTCTACGTGGGAAATGGTCTATACCGGCAATGAAGTTGAACCATTCAGAATACAAAAAATTAACACTGAATTAGGTGTTGGTTCTACGTTTTCAGTTGTTCCGTTTGATCAAGTTGTACTGGGGATAGGAAATGTGGGAATTCATGCTTGCAATGGGGCTGGGGTTAAGCGTATCGATAGTAAAATACCCGATTATGTATTTGGCTTTCAACAAGACGACCCGGAAGTCAAAAGAGTCCAAGGAATCCGTGACTATAAAGTAGAGCAAGTCTATTGGGCCTTCACAGGAGATGGCGCTGTGAGCACATTCCCTAATAAGGTCTTGGTCTTTAACTATGCTACCGGAACTTGGGCTGTAAACGATGATTCTATAACAGCTCTTGGCTATTTCCAGAATCAAACAGGCCTCACGTGGGCCGATTCTACGACCACATGGCTAGAGTCTGGATTTAGTTGGGATGACGGTTCAGGCAATACTGGAGAGGAAGTTATTCTTGCTGGTAATCAAGAAGGCTTTATTTTCATTCTTGATGCACGCATTGAACGAAATGCCCCTGCGCTCCAAATAACCAATATAACTACTACTGCTCCTGGAACATTGAATACGCTTACCATAATCAATCACAATCTTGCAGACAACGATTACATTGCTATTGAAGAAGCATTCGGAACTACCTATCCAAGCACTATTGTACGGATTACTCGAGTTGTCGATGCGGATACTATCATCATTGATACGAATGGTACTGGT